CCATACCCCAGAACTCAAGTGTTGACTTTCCCGCAGGTACAGAAATTGATATAATACAAGGAGGAGCTGGTGCAGTCTCTATAGACCCCGGCACAAATGTTTACTTAAATGGGGCAACCACCACAATTGCAATTGATGGGATATGGGGCGCAGTAACAATAAAACAAACTACCACAGATAACTACTGGGTAATTGTTGGTAAAATATAAACCATGTTAGGACTAAATTTAGGAGCAACAAGCTCGAGTGGAGGAGTAGCTAACTATGATTTTGGTAATGCACTTCTTCTTGACGCAACAATACCGGTCAGTTCAGGCGGTTCTGTTACTACGGGTGGTGATAACCATTTAACATCTAATCTATTGACGGCATCAGGAGATTTTACGTTGTCATTTTGGTTAAAACCTCAGATGGCAACAGGCAGTAGTCAAAGATTTTGGGTATGTGAAGCTGCTAATGGATCAGATAGAGTTATTTTTTATAATAACATAGTTTTTTTTCGAAGCAATGGTACCTCTCAGGAAAACAGGTGGAGCTACGAGTATAAGAAAGACATTGGAGGATGGCATCATTACTGTTTTTCAAGAATATCAGGGGTTGTTAAATTTTATGTAGATGGTGTTGCACAGGGTTATGTAGCGAATTACGAAAACAACAACACCCATGCCTTTACAATAGGGTGGAGGATATTTACTAATTCATCAGCAACTTATGGAGTTTATAATTATAATGGCGAAGTCGATGAATGGGCATTTAAAATTGGGACAGGTGCCACGCAAGCAAATGTTAATGCTATTTACAATAGCGGTTTAGGGGCTGACTTTACAACTGTGCTTTCCTCACCTGACCAATATGTTAAGTTTAACGAAGCGACAAGTTACACAGGTACAACAGCAGCTGACAGTAGCGGGAATAACAATCATATTACACTTGTTGGTTACCAGTCAGGAAGAACCCCCTTCAACGAGGTAGTCCGTTATTCATCACATTCTTTTGGTACCTACGTTCAGCCTGATGGGGCAAATGACTATGCTAGCTTTGCGTCGTCTATTGTTTTGCCTAATAATGCAGACTGGGTTATTTCTTTTTGGTTTAGAGGAGGGGGAAGTTCTAACTCGACTAACATGATAGCAAGTGGTGACGCTAGTAACGGAGTTTATATATACGTTAGAAAAGGAAGTACTCCTTATATAAGATTGCAGAACGGAGCTACTAACACAAGACAAGATTTTGCTAGTAATACGCATGGGCTAGGTCTTTGGGATGATACCAGGTGGCACCATGTATATCTATACAGGGTTGGTACTGATATACACTTAGTAGCTGATGGAATTGATTATGGGGATGGAGGCGCAGGAGCAGCTCAAAATGGATTTACAGTTGATGATTTATTTGTTCGTAAATATGCAGATGACTTTTTTTCAAACTTAGGTATGGACGACTTCATTATGCACCAAACCACAGGAAGCGTTGCACAAGGGCAGGCCTTACATAATAGTCGCCGTGGTGTAAATCCTTCTACTATATTTGGCCAGGTGCCTCAATGGTGGTATAAGTTTGACATTGGTGGCGAAGTTACTACTGTGTCTAATAGCGGAAGCGGAGGTGCAAACAATTTAACACTTAACAATTTCTCAGGAACATATATAAACACACACTAATGAATCACTATGGATATATAACAGACAATACTTACGAGGTGTCTATAACAGCCCTGACTTGGAATTTTGTTAAGCATAATGAAGATGGGTCAACAACAGATTTTTTAGGTATTGAAAGTACAGTGCAAATAGATGATGGTAAAGTAGTAATGCTTGGTTCCCCCCAAGAATTTAATGCTTGGAGATATGAGTTTCCAACAGAAGAAGATATTTAATTATATTTGAAAATAAATAAACAAAAAAAATGGCAAGGATTAAAGATATAACTATAGATGGTACGCTGACAGGTACCGAAAGATTAGTATCTAGCGATGCTGATTTGTCAACTAAAAACATTACGGTAAGTACATTGAAGCAGTTTATTTTAACTGGACAAGGTACAGCCTTAACATTTCCTAGTTCTACAGGTTCTAATAACCAAATACTAATTACTAATGGCAGTAATGTATTAGACTGGGGCAACGGCTTTGTTGCACTATCTACTACTGGTAATCAAAATGCTGCTGCAGGCAACCCAGGGGTTGCTACGTTGGCTTCTGGAACTCTTAATGTGCCTGACTATAGCATTAGACTTACAACCACGGGATCAACGGGTGCTGCTACATTGTCTTCTGGGGTTTTAAATGTACCACAATATAGTGGTGTTCCTGCAGGTGCTAACACACAGATACAATTCAACAACAGCGGATCATTTGGTGCTGCGTCAACTTTAGCTTGGAATGGCTCTGTATTATCAGCTACCGCATTAACTACAACTGGTGTTATAAAGAATGCTGCTGTTCAAATAAATACTAATAAGATTTTACCGATTGGTACCGCTGGTATTGAAGCTGAAACACATAAAGAAGTAAAAGCATATTCTGATGCTACTGTAACTTTAGCAGCAATACACTTTGATAGAACATTACGCCTCACACACAATGATGCTACACTAGCATTGCCGGGCAGTCTTACAACGCCACTAGGTACACATATTATTTTAAGTTTTTCGGGTGGTGGCACACGTAATGTAACTTCGGCAGGTAACACAGCAATAAACGGTGGCACAAGTGCTAACATATCTGTTGCTCACCATGTCCCAGTCCACTTGATCAATGTGGCTGCTAACACTTGGGTATTAGGATAAAGAATAAATATTAATTAATTAAATTAAATCAAATGAAAAAAGTAGAAAACAAAATAAGCCAAGAAGAGCTGGTTAAGCTGCAAGGCATTTCTAATGAAATGAACTCTTGCAAAATAAATATGTCAGATACGGAAATGCACAAATACAGCTTAATGGCTAGATTAGCAGGGTTACAAGATAATTTCCAAGTTATTCAAAAAGAACTTATGGATAAGTATGGCAAGGTTAGCATTAGTATTGTAGACGGAACTATAAAAGAATCCGAAGCTGATGTCATTAATTCGTAAAATAACCGTAGGCAAAGAGTACAAGGAAAATGCAATGCATTATTCGGTAGGCCAAGAGGTGTACGGTAAGCATCAAATTGTAGATATACAAGAGTCTGAGGAAAAGTATATTATTTATATACAAGACATGGAAGGAGACGTGAAACAGTGGAAAGACTTTAATAAAAATATGTCTGTGTCTGTTGAGTATAACTTAGATTATTAATGAACAGCGTTTTTAATTTTTTAATAAAACCCACAGGTAGCAGATACAATAACGAGATTAATGTAGGCGGCAAAAAGTTAATAACGAATACCGAAATATTTAATCATAAAAACGTTAGTAGAGAAGCTGAAGTTATATCTACGCCTCTTGTGTTTAATACGCCTATAGTTAAAGGTGATAAAGTTATAGTGCACCACAATATATTTAGAAGGTGGCATAACGTTAAGGGTGTTGAAAAGAATAGTTCAGGTTATATACAAGAAGATTTATATTCTTGTCAAATAGACCAAGTTTATGCATATAAGCCATTTACAAATGGTAACGATGAAGAACCCTGGCAAGCCTTAAAAGACTATTGTTTTGTACAGCCAATAAAGAATAAAGACAAGTATAACTTGAAAGCTGATAACGAGCTAGTTGGTGTATTAACTTATTCTAATAGCGTGCTAAGTAATGATGGTCTAGAAATAGGGGATCTAGTTGGCATAGGCCCAAAAAGCCAATTTGAATTTTTAATAGACGGCAAGCTTTTATATAGAGTGCGGAACCAAGATATTTCAATTAAATATGAGTACAGAGGAGACGAGGAAGAATATAATCCAAGCTGGGCGAATAGCAGTAGAAGAACTAATTAAAGTTGCGGCAGAGCCAATTGTAGATACAGAAGAAGATGTGTCTGCAGACAGATTAAAGAATGCGGCTGCAACAAAAAAATTAGCCATATTTGATGCTTTTGAAATATTATCTAGGATAGAGCAAGAAGATGCTGCTCTGAACGGTGTTGTGCTAGAAGACAAAAAACAAAACTCGATAAGTGGCTTTGCTGAAAAAAGAGCTAAAAAATAATGTATAATCAAACATTATACAAAATAATAGAACCGATTACTATTAATAGGCTTCATAGATTAAACAAATCTAAAAGTTGGAAAAAAGGTTATAATAGTGAAGATGATATTGTTTCGCTTAGCGGCACGGGCCAGATAGGTGATATATACGAAATGTCTGGTTTAAAAATAGCTATACCAAAAGAACCTAAAAATGTTTATTCTAGGTCTAACAATAAACAAGACCAATATTGGAAAAGATTAGACAAGCACAAAGAACTTGAAAAAATTAAAACAATATTTAATTGGCTAGATTGTCCAGAACAATTTAAGTTAAAGTATCACGACTATATAGACGAAGAATTTAATAGACGTGAAAATGGGTTTTGGTTTAAAAATAATGGTGTAAATACATATATAACGGGCACACACTATATGTACTTGCAGTGGTGCAAAATAGACGTAGGAGAAGCGGAGTTTAGGGAAGCTAACCGGTTATTTTTTTTATACTGGGAAGCATGTAAACTGGATAACAGATGTTATGGCATGTGCTACCTAAAGAATAGACGATCCGGTTTTTCTTTTATGGCGTCTGGCGAAACTGTTAATTTGGCCACAATGACAAATGACGCTAGGTTCGGTATACTATCAAAAAGTGGTAGTGATGCTAAAAAAATGTTTACAGACAAAGTTGTACCAATGTCTGTAAACCTGCCTTTCTTTTTTAAGCCTATACAGGATGGTATGGATAGGCCAAAAACAGAACTTTCTTTTAGGGTGCCGGCATCTAAGCTAACAAGACGCAAAATAGAAAGTAAAGCTAAAAGCTCTGATTTAGAAGGTCTCGATACTTCTATAGACTGGAAAAATACTGGAGACAACTCTTATGACGGTGAAAAGCTCAGGTTGTTAGTGCATGATGAGTCTGGCAAATGGGAAAGACCTGATAATATACTAAACAATTGGCGAGTTACCAAAACCTGTTTAAGGCTGGGTAGCCGAATTGTAGGTAAGTGTATGATGGGGTCAACTTCCAATGCCTTAGATAAAGGGGGTGAGAATTTTCGTAAACTGTATAATGCTTCGGATACATTAAAAAGAAACAAAAACGGTCAGACTAAAAGTGGACTATATAATTTGTTTATACCAATGGAGTGGAACTACGAAGGGTTCATAGACAAGTTTGGCGCCCCTGTCTTTGACACTCCGAGTAAACCAATACAAGACCCATATGGTGACGAAATAGATGTGGGGGTTGTAGAACATTGGGATAACGAGGTAGAAGGCCTTAAAGGCGACCAGGATGCATTAAATGAGTTTTATCGCCAGTTTCCAAGAACGGAAGAGCACGCATTTAGAGATGAAACTAAAAATAGCTTATTTAATTTAGCAAAAATATATGAGCAAATTGATTTTAACGGAAATGCATATGGTTCTAATTTAATAACCCAAGGTAGTTTCCAGTGGGAAAATGGGGTTATAGATACTAAAGTTGTTTTTACGCCAGATAAAAGTGGCAGATTTTATTTATCTTGGATACCAGGCAAAGATCTTCAAAACCGAGTAATAGATAAAAGTGGGGTTAAATGCCCGGGTAATGAGCACGTAGGTGCTTTTGGTTGTGACCCTTATGATATATCAGGTACAGTAGACGGTAGAGGTTCGAACGGTTCGTTGCATGGGGTAACAAAGTTTTCTATGGAAGATGCCCCGCCTAACCATATTTTTTTAGAGTATATAGCTAGGCCACAAACCGCAGAAA